GAATGGCAGGAGAGAGGCGATAGTGCTTCAGCTCCAGTCGGAACTCATTTAGAGATTCCAGCTGATGCGACTGAAGAAAGAAACGGAAGATATAGATTACCGAATGGTAACTATGTTGAGAAGACTGCATACTTTTATGTACTAGCAATAGTAGATAAAGAGTTGAAACCAGCAGTGATCCCAATGAGATCTTCTAATTTATCTCCAGCAAGAGAACTTAACAATCTGATTAAGAATCTTAGATTCACAGATCAAGAGGGCTCTTATAACCCGGCAACCTATGCAGCTGTTTACAAATTAAACACTGTAGGAAAAACAGCAGGGAGCAAAAGCTGGCATGTCTACAAACCATCAAGAGTAAGAAATCTTGATGTATCTAACAAAGATGACGCAGCCATGTATGAGGTAGCGGCGCAACTTCAGAAATCAGTTTCTAAAGGTGCAGCGAAACCAAAGTATGAGACTGCTAAACCTAAAGAAGACATAGTCTAATTCCCGATGGGAATCTTCGAAGAAGGGGGTGGAAGCGAGAGTGGAAACCCCCTCAAACCTTTTTATGAAAGGTATGCTGAAAGCAGAAAGAGGGCGCGTAAAAAATGGAGACAAAGTGCTAAAGGAAAAGCTTGGGACAAAGCATATGGTCAAAGACCAGAAGTTAAAGCGAGAAGAAAAGAATATAAGATTAAAAGAATATTAAAAGATTTAAATGAAGGAATTTAGAAAATACTTTAGTGGACTAGAAAGAGACTTTGGTTTTTGTAATGTAGAGAATGGTTATCTAGATCCTGAGAGTGGTAAATTAAAATTTGATCCAGGTGATTATGGTTGGTCCAAACGTCCAATTACAGATCAAGATTACGCCGATCATTTATCAGGTAAAAAAGCTATTGGTATACAACCCTGTGATGATGAAGCCATGGCTAGTATAGGTGCTATTGATGTTGATCCTAAAAACTATAAAACATTTGATCTCAAACGTTATCTAAAAATTATAGAAGAAAAAGAATTACCAGTTATTCCAATTGAGTCTAAAAGTGGTGGGCTTCATATATATGTCTTTACAAAAGAAAAAGTACCAGCAACATTAATTAGAGAATTCTTACAGAACTTATTGTTCTTATTTAAACTTCCATCTAAAACAGAAATCTTTCCTAAGCAAACTAAGCTAGGAGTAAATCAAAATAATGAAAAGACATCAGGAAGTTTTATAAATCTTCCTTACTATAAAAGTATAGAACGTGTAGCACTTAAAGCTGATGGATCTAAAATAGAATTAGCAGATTTTTTAAATGTAGTAGCAGCTAATGTACAAACTAAAGATAGTCTTGAACAACTATCTAAGAAAAAAGTAAGAGAGATTCTCACTGGAGGTCCAGAAGAATTTCATGACGGACCACCTTGTCTACAAATGATTTGTAAAGAAATACAAGATAGTGGAAAGAAGTTGTCAGATGAAAGAGATAGATTTTTATATAACTACATGGTGTTTGCCAAAAAGAAATTTAAAGAGACTTGGGAAAAGAAAGTATTAGAAGCTGCTAGAAATTATATAGTCTACGATGAAGTATGGGGAGATGAAAAAGTAAAAGAAAAAATTAAATTTTGGAAAAAAGATACAGCTGGGCACCAGTGTCATGAACTTCCTATCTCTGCATATTGTGCCAAAGGAACTTGTTTAAGAAGAAAATTTGGAATAGGAAGTCATAAAGATACAACCTGGCCTCAGGTATCAGGATTAATTAAGATGGACTATAAACCTGATCCAGAATTTTTTATTAATGTAGATTTAACAGATGGAAAAGTAGTACAGATTCATGCCAAGCATATAAAAAAGATTGCGGAAATGAAAGAGATGCGAGCATTGATTGCAGAGCAAACAAGCGTGTTCCCACCTATTATTAAAAATCAAGAGTATCAAGTTATTCTAGACCAGCTTTGGTCAAACATGGAAACAATTAAACCCCCTGCAGGCACTAACCCTATTGATATGTTAAAAAAATATTTAGAAGACTATGTTAATGGACCAGCAGCTAGAACCTATACATCATTTAAAAGTGGGTCCGTCTTAGAAGATGAAGAGTTTTATTACTTTGACTATGATAAATTTTATGAAGAGATTAAAAGAAATGAATGGAATAAAGATAGACCACGGACAGGTACATTAATTAAAGTTCATTTTAAAGGAGAGTTTGGTTTTCAAAAAAGATTTCCTAAAGGTGAGAGCGAGAAGTCTTACCCACCAGTCAGGTGTTTAAAGATTCCAATAAAAGATTTAAAGAGAGAGGAAATACCAGATGAAAAAGTTCAAATCGAAAACAAGGAGGATATAGTATGACGACTGAACAAAAGAAAGCGCCCTCTGTATATGTATGTATGCCTACATATGATACAATGCAGACGGCAACCTGTATATCATTAATACAGTTGTTTGATAAAATGACAGCAGCAAAGGTAAAAACAAACTTTGCTACCTACAAATGCCCATATGTTGGCTATGGTAGAAACGTATTAACATCTATGTTTCTAGCTTCTGACTTTGAGTATCAATTGTTTGTAGATGCAGATGTAAGTTTTCAGCCACAAGCTGTAGGAAGAATGTTGTTAGCACAAAAGGATATGATCTGTGCACCGTACAGAAAGAAAACTCAAGACAATGAGGTAAGATTTTCTGTAGCTTTTAAAGATAATACAGACATTCATGTAGATGAAAAAGGACTGGTAAAGATTAGCAAAGGACCAGCTGGTCTTACTTTAATTCATCGTAAAGTGTATGATAAAATAATAAAAGATAATCCTAAATTAAAAATTAATTTCTATGCAGGTTTACCAGAAGAGCATGGAAAGTATTTATATAATCTATGGGAAAATGCTTTTCTTCCAGAAAAAGGAATCTGGTATGGAGAAGATGTAGCGTTCTGTAATTTAGCAGAAAAATCTGGTTTTGATTTCTATGCGTTGGCAGATGAAGAGACTACTCACTATGGAAACTTTCAATGGAAAGGTAAATTAGTTGACACCTTTAAGAAAGCATTGAATGGAAAAGATAAATAAAATTTATGGTCCACCAGGGACTGGTAAAACTTTTAGATTAATTAGAAGAGTCAAAGCATACGTTAGAACGGGTACACCATATCATAAGATAGGATACTTTGCTTTTACTAAAAAAGCTGCGGGGGAAGCGCGGAACAGAATTGGTGTGGATGAAAAGAAAGTTCCTTACTTTCAAACCATTCACGCCTTTTGTTTTCATTTACTTGGACTTAAAGAAGAAAGCATTATGCAACCCTACCATTATGAAGAGCTAGGAAGATTACTAGGAATTCGTGTGAACTTTAATGACAAATATAATGAAGAAGAAACTCATTTCTTAACTTGTAACAATCCTTATTTTCAAATGATTGGTAGAGCTATTAATAGAAACATAAGTATTAGGGAAGAGTTTGATCGTAATGAACATGAACGTAAAGATATTGATTGGAATACTCTTAAACATATTTCTATTAACTTAGAAGAATATAAAAAGAAAAATAGTTTATTAGATTTTAATGACATGATTGATCAAGTTACTCATTCGGATAAGATTCCAAATTTTAAAGCAATCTTTATTGATGAAGCTCAAGACTTGTCTCCTTTACAATGGAAACTTTATGATGTTTTAAAAAATCATTGTGAACAAATTTATTTAGCTGGTGATGATGATCAAGCTATCTTTGCATGGGCCGGGGCTGATGTTAATAGATTTATTAATGAACCTGCTAAGGAACGTGTTTTAAGATACTCTCGTAGAATATCTAGAGCCGTGCAACAGGAATCACAAGTACCAGTGAGTCGGATAGCAGGCACCAGGAAACATAAAGAATACTTGCCTCGGACGCATAAGGGCTTTGCGCAACACATCAATAATTTAGGACAAGTTGATCTTACAAAAGGGAAGTGGTTAATCTTAACTAGAACTAAAAGTAATCTACTGGACATTATGAAAGAATTAAAAAATAAAAATATTTATTATCAAAGTAATAAAGGTAAAAGTTTTACAGTAGGAATCTACAACGCCGCAGTATCTTACACTAAATGGAAAATGGAGGAAAGTTTAGAAAGTAAAGAAATAAATCAAATTAAAGAATATATACCAGACTCAAAATTTTGGAATAAAAACAAAGAATGGTATGATGTATTTACTGCAGCCAATCAAAAAGAAGTTGTGTACATTAGAAACCTTCTAAGTAACGATGAGAGACTAAAAGAACCTGCTCGAGTATATGTTTCTACAATTCATGCAGCTAAAGGTGGTGAAGAAGATAACGTAATTTTGTCTCTACATCAAGGGACAAAAGTACAGAAGGGAATACGATTAAGTGTTGACAAACAGGATGAAGAGCATAGAGTGTGGTATGTCGGCACCACGAGAGCAAGAAATAATTTATACAAACTAAAAGCAAAAAAGAAACTAAAGGAGTATCAACTATGACGAATAAAGATATGTTTAAATCTACAACATATAGTTCTCTGGAAGATCAAGTGGGTGGAAAACATTACCGCAATATGAAAATTCAGCCAGCAGAATTTATAAATGAAAACAAACTTTTGTTCGCAGAGGGTAATGCGATAAAATATATTTGTAGACATTCCTTAAAAGGAAAAGAAGAAGATGTAAAGAAGGCAATACATTATTTAGAAATGATATTAGAAAGAGATTATTCATGAAGTTGCCTGCCTACATGAAAGCTCAAACAGAATGGGTGATGCACACAGAATATCCAGACTTAAGATCGTACGATGAAATAGCAATCGACTTAGAGACAAGAGATCCAAATTTAAAAAGTATTGGTTCAGGTGCTGTTGTAGGTAGAGGTGAAGTAGTTGGTATTGCAGTGGCAACTTACAATGACAAATGGTATTTTCCAATTGCTCATGGTGAGGGACCAAACATGAATCGAGCAAAAACTTTAGAATGGTTCAAAGATATTTTAGAATGTCCAGCTACAAAAATATTTCATAACGCTATGTACGACGTATGTTGGATACGTAATTTAGGCTTAAAAATCAATGGTTTAGTGGTAGATACTATGATTGCATCATCATTGTTAGATGAGAATAGATTCTCATATACTCTGAATACTCTAGCATGGCATTTTTTAAATGAAGGTAAAAATGAAAGAGCTTTAAACGAAGCAGCAAAGTCCCGAGGCCTAGATCCCAAGGCAGATATGTGGAGATTGCCTGCACAAGAAGTTGGAGCTTATGCAGAAAAAGATGCTGAATTGACATTTAAACTTTGGCAACATGTAAAAAAATTATTAATAGAGCAAGACTTACAAGACATATTTAATTTAGAGACTGATCTTTTTCCTTGTCTGGTTGATATGCGTTTCCAAGGGGTGCGGGTAGACGTGACAGCAGCCAATCAATTAAAAAAAGAATTGACCAGAAGAGAAGAACGATTAATACACCAAGTAAAAATAGACACAGGAATAGAAACTCAAATATGGGCTGCCAGATCGATAGCTCAAGTTTTTGAAAAATTAAAATTGCCTTACGATAGAACCGAGAAAACAGACTCACCTTCATTTACAAAAAATTTCCTTTCTAATCATGCTCATCCTGTGGTTAAGATGATAGCAGAAGCTAGAAAAATAAACAAGGTCAATACAACTTTTATAGATACAATTTTAAAATATGAACATAACGGTAGAATTCATGCAGAAATAAATCAAATTAGATCTGATGATGGGGGCACTGTGACTGGAAGATTTAGTTATTCTAACCCTAATCTTCAACAGATTCCAGCCCGAGATCCTGAAACAGGTCCATTAATTAGAAGTTTATTTATACCTGAAGAAGGTATGAAGTGGGGTTGCTTTGATTACTCGCAACAGGAACCAAGACTTGTTGCACACTATGCATTAAAGTTTGGATTGCCTTCAGTAAATACTATTGCAGATTCATATGACTCAGATGCCTCAACAGATTTTCACCAGATTGTTGCAGAGATGGCAAAAATTCCAAGGTCCCAAGCTAAAACAATTAACTTAGGATTATTTTATGGTATGGGTAAAGCTAAAC